CCGCAAGCCAAGCCGCCGCGCAGCAAGGAATGACGATGGACGAAAACAAGCTGGCGAACAATGCCCCGCAGGCGGAAACTTTCGCCGCCTCCATTGCGGCCTCGCTCACGCCCAACACGTGGAACGATGCGGATTCCACCATCGACTGTGTCTTCTACAGCGGCGCGACGGTCCCGCGTGTCGACTGGTACAGCGGAGAACCTTACGATCTGGTGCTTAGCCTCGACGCTGCGGCCGTGCGTCTGGACCGGCTCAATAACGGCGCGCCAGTCTGCGACAACCACAACTCCTATGGCTCCGTCAGGGACCAGTTGGGGGTAGTGCAGCGCGCCTGGGTCGAACAGGGCACCGCGCGCGCCACGCTGCAGTTCAGCCCGCGCGAAGACTTGGCGGCCCTGCGCACTGACGTCCAGGCGGGCATCATCCGGAACGTCTCGATGGGCGTGTGGATTTACACCAAAAACGAGACCACCCCCAAGGGTCAGGATCGGAAGCAATTCACCGCCATCGATTGGGAACCCTACGAGATCTCGCTTACGCCGGTGCCGGCCGATCCGGGTGCCGTGTTGATGAGTGCGAAAGAAGTTGGTGCGGCTCCGGGTCCACCGGCAGCTGCAGTACGGGCAACGAGCCCACAGGAGAAAGCAAAGATGGATGAGACGAATCTCCAGGCGGGCGCTGGTGCCCGCACGGATGAACTACCCGCGGCCACCGCGCCTCCGGAGATCCCGGTTGCGCTGGCCGCCGTCGTGGGCCTCGCGGCGCCGCCGGTTCACCCGGATGTGCTGCGCGCTGAAGGGGCGGCTGCGGAACGCTTCCGCGCTGCGGAAATCCGCAAGGTGGCAGCCACCGGGCGCATGAGCGACCAGTTCACCGCCGGGCTCATCGACGGCAATGTGACGCTGGCGGACGCGCGCACGCGCATCTTCGAAGAGATGGCCGCGCGCGACGCCGCTCAACCGCCCACCCACGCTCACAACCCGAGCGTGACTCGCGACAGCGGAGACGTGATGCGGCAGAACATGGCGGCGGCGCTGTTGCACCGCTTTCAGCCCAAAGAGAACCCGCTGGTCGATGGGGCGGGTCGCGAGTACATGGGACTCAATCTCGTGGAACTCGCGCGTGTCTGTCTGGCGGCCAAGGGAGACACCCGAACCGGACGGACCCGTGACGAAGTCGCTCTTGCCGCACTGAGCACTTCGGACTTTCCGAACATCCTGGCCAATGTCGCGAACAAGACCCTGCGCCAGGGCTACCAGGCCGCCCCGCGAACTTTCGCCGCGTTCTGCCGCCAGGTCTCTGCGAAGGACTTCAAGCCGATCAACCGCATGCAGCTGAGCGATCTGCCCGCGTTGCAGCCGCTGAACGAGCAGGGCGAGTATCACCGCACCGCGCCGACCGATAGCAAGCAGACCTATTCGCTCGCCACCTTCGGCGAAGTCGTCGCCATCACGCGCAAGACGATCATCAACGACGATCTCGACGCCTTCAGCCGCATCCCGTTCATGCTGGGCGTGGCGGGCGCCACGCTCGAATCGAACACCGTCTGGAACGTCATTCTGAACAACCAGGTGATGGGCGAAGATAATGCCGCGCTGTTCGTGGCCGGCCACAAGAACCTCAACACCGGTGCCGGTTCCGCCCTCGCGGTCACCGGTCTCGCCGCCGCCCGCGCGGCCATGCGTAAGCAAGTCGGACCCAAGGGGACCATCCTCAATCTGACGGCGTCCTACCTGATCCTGCCCACCGCGCTCGAAACGGCCGGACTGCAACTGCTGTCCCCGCTGAACCTGATCGGCACCACCACGCCGGGTGCGATCATCCCCGAGTGGATCCGGTCGCTGACCCCGATTGTCGAACCGCGTTTGGACGCGCTCCCCACCTACGGAGCCACCGCCTGGTACCTGGCCACGACGCCCGGGCTGGTCGACACCATCGAGTTCTGCTTCCTCGAAGGGCAGGACGGGATCTATATCGAAACCCGCCAGGGCTTCGATGTGGACGGCTTCGAGATCAAGGCGCGCCTGGACTTCGCCGCGGCGGCGATCGACTTCCGTGGCCTGCAGCGCAACAACGGAGCGTAATCGCTCCGGGACCGAATGGGGCGGGTTTCGGCCCGCCCCAGAGATCAAATTCAACGGGAGAACATCATGCAGAATTTCGTACACAAGGGCCGGACGCTGGAGTTGCTGGCGCCTTACAACGTGCTGTCGGGCGGCGGCTTGCTCGTAACGAACATCTTTGGCATCGCGGCTTTCGATGCGTTGAACGGCGCGCAGGTGAACGTGGACCGGATCGGCGTCTTCGATCTGGCGAAGGACGCGAGCGTGTTCGCGGCCGGCGACTACGTCTACTGGGACAATGTGGCCAAACTCGGCACATCGACCGTCGCCACCAACAAGAAGATCGGCTACGCCGAGCAGGCGCAGGTAACGGGTGACACGACCGTGCGTGTCTGCCTGTTCGGCGTCACTTAAACCAGGCCGTTCGAATCCAGGGGCCGTTCGCGTGGGCGGCCCGGCCCATTTCCTTGAATCTGCGAGGTAGAACATGCCCGGCTACAAGTTCCCCAATCTCATCCCCAGCAACGATCTCTCCGCGACTGTGGACGCCAGCGTCGTGGTTCCCAGCGACGGGACCGACCTACCCTACGCCACGCGATCGATCTGGGTCGGCGGCGCGGGCGATGTGACGGTGATGCTGGTCAAGTCTGTGGCGCAGGTCACCTACAAGGCGGTCCCGGCTGGCACGCGCCTCAGTGTCAGCGCGACGCGCGTTTACGCGACGCTGACCACGGCGACCAATATGCTCGCGGAGTTTTAACATGCTGTCGGCAGACGACTTCCTTCGCCAGGCGCACGACTTCGCGTTGAACCCGTTGCTGCACCCGGGCGCCACGCTGGTGACCATCCTGCAGGACGCGAATTCGACCGACGTCTATGCGCTCTTGAAGCTCGGCCCGGCCACCGGCGACCCGAAGATCCACCTGGTGGCGACGGTGCGCATTGCGGACCTGCCGCAACGGCCGTTGGAGAAAGACCAGCTCATTTACGACGGAAGTTTGTACAACGTCGTGAACGCGCCGCCCGACCAGCACGGCCACGCGACTCTGCAGTGCCGCCTGGCGCGAGGCGCGGGCGCGAGGATCTGATGGCCCTCAAGAACTATGTCCGGATCAGCTACAACGGCGTGAAGGTCCGGCTGCCGCTCGGCGGCGGCGACCCGCTGAAGTTCCGCATGTTTCAGCTGGCGCAGTATGGCGTCTCAATCCTCCGCGAGCGCATTGACGGCATGAAGGACTCGGGCGACTCCCCGATGCCTCCGTTGAGTACGGGCACGTCCGAGTTTTACACCAAGTCCGGCAAGCGCATCGCTGGGCGGCTGGCGGCAACCGTGGGCGGCTATGCCCAGTGGAAGGCCGCCCATCTCGGCAATAGCGACCGGAACCTGTTCGGTCCCGGCAGCCGCACGTTTACGCGCCGGAGTCTGGGTGGCCCGAGCAAGCTCATCCACCAACGTTCTGGCACCGGCCATATGCTCGACGACATCCATGTGACCCAGGCCGACGAGCGGCGCGCGCAGATTTCGATCACGACGACGGCCGGACGGGAGAAGGCTCTGCGCAACGAGTATGCCATCCGGCGCAAGGGCGGCATGGGCTGGTGGGGCTGGTCGCCGCGGAATGTGGCGCAACTATTTGAAGCGGGCCGCAAGCTCGTTGACGAGCGGGCCAAAACCTTCCGTCTGGGTTTCGCCGGTATCCCGTCGCAGATCAATGCAGCGATTCCACCCTGGGGCGAAAGCCCGAGACTGCGCACCTTCGGAGGCGGTTAGTGAGCTTCGTCTCAGGACTGCCGGTCCGCAAGCTGGCCATCGATTCCGTCGTGCGGCTGCTGTCCGACCCGGCCACCGGCTACAACGCCATCTTCCCGCTGGTGCACGCGAGCGGGGGCTATCCGGAACTACCCGTTCAGCCCAACGAAATCGATTTCAACGACAACTCCCGGTCGTTCGCCAAGTCGTATCTGGCGGGTCTCGCGGACATGGATCTGGCGGAGATTTCGGACGCGTTGTCGGTGGCGATCTACACCACCCAGGTGCAGAACCTGGGCCTGGCCATGGGCCATCGCTTTGCCGGCGTCTGCCAGACGCACATCGACTTCTACATTCGCCAGGGCGCGCGAAGGTTCGATGCCTTGCGCGCGGATGCGCTGGCTGGAAATGCCCAAGACCCGGGCATGGAGGGCAGCGACACCGAATCGCTGATTGCGGCCATCGAAGATACCGCCATGACGGTGCTGCACGCCGACGTGGCCACCGCGCTCTGGCTGCCGGGCGTCGTCTACGGGCTGGTGTGGCAGAGCAGCACCACACCGCTGTTTCAGGTTTCGGACGGCTACCAGCAGGTCCTTCAAATTCAGTTCCCGCTTGAGGTGCACATCCTATGACGTTTCGTTTTGTCGGCTCCGAACTGCAGATCGGCCACGTGGCCCTGAGGACCTTTGGCCAGACCATCGAACTGGAACCAGCAATGGCCCAGGAGATCATTGCGCACGAACACAGTGCCGCGCTTTTGCCGGACGAGTTGTTCGCGTCCCTGGGCTTCACTGCCGACGAGCTGCGCTGGTGCAACTCCGAGGCATTTGCCGCCAAGCGCGCGCAAGCCTGGGCACTGCTGGCGGAGCAGCGGGTTCGCTTGCGCGCCGGCGGAACGTTTGAAAAGGAGACCGAGTAACGATGGCCAACCAATCCCCTTCCGTATCGCAGATCGCCTTTGCCACCACCGAGACCGTCTTTGGCACCGTCAACAACACTGCGGGCGCAGCCACGGTGCTCGGCTCCGATGCCGTGCGCATTGCCTCGCTCGACACCACAGTGTCGCAGGCCACCGTCAAACGGGATGTCAAGACCGGCTCGCTGACCCCGATTGTCGAAGTAGCCTCGCGTCCCTCCGGCACGTGGAGCCTCGCGACCGAGCTTTCGAGCAACGGCGCGGCCGGGGTGAAGCCCGATCTCGACGACCTGCTGGCCGCCTCGTTCGGCAAGGCCTCCACCGTCCTCGCCTCCACTTCGGTCACCTACGCCCTGGCCGACAACCTGACAGCCACGCCCGCGCCATCCTTGTCGATCTTCAACTACCGCGACCCGGCCACGACTCTGCAGCAGATCTCGGTCGGCTCCGTCGTAAAGACGTTGAATCTGTCGTTCAACGAAAACGGCGCGCAGAAGATCAGTTTCAGCGGCCCCAGCAAGTACGTGCTCGAAAACCACCGCTTCGCGGGAGAGCCGACCGCGAACAAATGCGGGCTGACGACGTTTCCCGTGCGCCCGGCGTCTCCGGTTTACAACGGCGCGCCGGTGCTCGGCTGGAACGGCGGGGTGACCATCGGCGGCAACACCTACGCCACGCTGCGCAGCGGGTCGCTCGCTGTGGACTTCAACCGCGAACTGCAGACCGACGTGCTCGGCGCGGGCCTCGCTATCGGCGTGATGCAGGGAGAGCGTTCCTGGCCCATTGAGTTGACGCTCTACGCCGACGACTCGGCTAACTTCCAGGCGCTCATTGCCGCGCTGACTGCAACGGTACAAACGGTCGTGATGACGATCGGCAACGTGGTGGGCAACATTCACACGTTTACGCTTGCGGGCATTCTGTTTGACCGCCAGAGCATGGACTCGTCCGCGCGGAACTGGTCGATCAAGATCAAGGGCAAGGCCTCCGGCACCAACCTTGACGAAGCGACTTACGTGATCACTTAGGCGAAAGCATGGACTTCAAAACACAGGCCGAAATCGAATCGAAAGCCGTGCCGGGCGCGCGCTTCACCGTGCGGGTGCTCAACCGGCGCCAGGCGCTGGAGCTCGAGTTCGGGATCCTCGAGGCCCGCACGAAGATGGCGGAGATTCAGGAGCAGATGAGCCAACTCACCGGCGACGACATCTCGCTCGTCGATGGGAAGGAAGTTCGGCTTTGGCGCATCAACCCCGGCAGTGAGGCCGACTACCGGCGGCTGAACATGCGCTGGGAAATGGAACTGCGCGGCGTCGTGAGCCCCGCCTACCTTCGCGCCGGCCTGGTGAGCTTCACTGGTTACACCGCCGATGGCGGCAAGCCGCAGTCGATCGAGGATCTGATCGATCATGGTCTCGACTCTTTCGTGGACGAGATTACCTGCGCCTGCGTGGCGCATTCGTGCATGAGCGAGGCAGATCAAAAAAACTTGCAGTCGCCTACCACTTCAACGCCGGGGGATGGGCAGGCGGACTATTCTTCGATTGCGTTGACTGTGTAAGGGACCACCGGCGCGGCCGGACGTGTAGAAAGTCCGGGCTCGAACCGCTGACGACGCCCGGCTACCGGTGGCGCCCTTCCTACGATGTGGCGCGCGACGGGAAGCTCGTCAATGTGGATGTGGGGACGCTCAGCTGCGAGGAGTGCCCCGTTTCCTACATCACCCCACGCTCGCGCTGGCTGGTTCAAGTGCTGCTTGAAAACAAGCTGCACCGGGATTCGGCAGGAGCCTGTCTGTTCGGTGAAGACACCCAGGACTGGCCGCAGTGGTGGGCCACGGCTGTCGCCATCGTCCAGGCGCAGTCGTTGATCGTCGACAGTGTTTGCGGAACCCGATAACCCCATGGGCGCCATCACCAATTTCCGTCTCGGCATCGACGCGCAAGTCTCCGGCGAAGAGCAGATCAAAGCTCTGCAGGACCGGATGAACGAGTTTGCGTCTCAGCTCGAGAACCACCGCAAAACGGCCGCCGCGTTTCCGGAAGGATTCGCCGGGTGGAGCGACAAGATCAAGGAGGCGATCTCGAACCCGCTCCAGTCCGCCGGGAGCGCGATGGGCGCGGTGCTCGACAACATCGGCCCGCTCGGCACGAAGCTGGCTGCGACTGCTGGCATCCTCGCCGGCGTGGGTATCGTGGCCTTCAGCGTCGCCCGGCAGATGGGCGAGCTGGCCTCGTCGGTTCGCGACACGTCGCTGCGCATGGGACTCGGCACGAAGGAGGTGCTGGAGTATACCTTCGCCGCCAAGGTCGCCGGGTCCGACGTCGGGACGCTCGAACACTCGATGCGCAATCTGTCGCTCGGCCTAGCGGATTCGAGTGTAGAGGGCGACAGAGCTCGTCTGGGTCTTGCTTCGCTCGGGGTTTCGGCGCGCGATGCCTCCGGCGAACTCCGGCCCACCAACGACATCTTTCTCGATATTTCCCGAGGCCTTGCCGGGATGGGCAATGCCGCCGAACGCAACGCCGCGGCCGTGAAGATCTTCGGGCGCGCCGGGATTGACCTGATTCCGGTCCTGCTGGGCCTTTCGGAGAACGTCGCGCGGGCCAAGGCGCTCGACCTGGGGATCGACGACAAGACCATTCAGCAGTTGGAGGGCGCGCACAAGGAACTGGCGGGCATCGAGGCCGCCTGGGAGAAGCTCGCTCGCGAGCCCAAGATCCTCCTGACCGTCGAAATTGCCCGGTTGCTGAAGTGGATGCGCGGGGACGAGGCCGACGACAAAGGCCCCATGACCCCGCAGGAGAAAGACATCGCGCGGCGCCGGCAGGAATACGATGCGAGTCCGCAAAGCAAAATCGACAGCATCACTTCATCGCTCCAGATGTACGAGCGATTCGGCGACCCGCTTTCGGTCGCGCGCACGGCCAACCTACGGAAGCAGTTGAGCGAGCAGCAGGAGCTGCTGTCGGGCGAGGGCAAGCGGATCCTCGACCAGGCCCTCGGAGGCGGCACTGTGGGCCAGCACGATCTGGCGAAGCAGTTGGAAGCGGCGCGCAAGTACCAGGAGAGCATCGAGGGCGAGGCGCGCGGGCTGCAGCAAAACAAGAACGGGGTGATGGTGGAACCCGCGCAGGCCATGGCCGCGCGGGTGGCGGAAGCGCGTAAGGAAGTCGAGTCCATTGAGGCCAGGATCAAGGCGCTGCATGACCTCGCGGAAAACGCGAAAAAGGTGGCGGCCGCGCTGCAGGAAATGGACAAGGCGGCGAATGTCGGGGAGTCGCCGTTTCTCAAACAGACCCAAGGCTGGGTCGAGAAGTTGAAGGATCTGAAACTGTCGCCCGCCGAGTCGAAGAAGGCCTACTCGACGCTCGGGCAAATCATGACCCAGGAAGACCACGAGGAGCGGGGCAAGCAGTCGGCCGAGTGGGAAAAGACGGTGCTCGAATCGAACCGCCGCATTATCGAAACGGCGAAAAAGGACTGGGAAGAAGCCTATCAGCCGATGGAGGAGCAGGCCAAACGCCGCGCCGCCGCTGTCGTCGGTCTGGGCAAAG